ATAAATACTTATGTTGGTAAGACAGATGAAGGTTATGGTAATATGTATTTTCAAAGAACATTAGAAGATTGGGCTAGATTTAACATAAATAATAGAACTAGTCATGATGCATCTATAAGTTCTGGATTAGCTTTAATGGCTTGCAACAAGAATAGATACATACCAACTGCGGTTAGAGAATACAAGAGTATAGACTTAGGTATAAAAAGATATGACAATAAAGGGTCAATGTCTAAAATGATAAAATAAATGAATATACAAACAAATACCAATAGTGCGTTTCCTAGCCAAGTTGTTAGCGATGAAGAAAAAGCTAGCTTAGATTATGGCATACAAGTTTCTAGAGCTATAGAGCAAGAGTGGTTTGGTCAAGGAAGAACTAATGGTAATAGATATTTAGCTAATTGGAACAATTTCCATACATTAAGACTTTACGCTAGAGGAGAGCAATCTACTCAAAAATACAAAGACGAGTTATCTATAAACGGTGATTTGTCTTATCTTAATTTAGACTGGAAACCAGTACCTGTTATATCTAAGTTTGTAGATATAGTAGTTAATGGTATGGCAGATAAGTCTTACGATGTGCAAGCCACAGCAGAAGATCCTTTTTCTAAAAGAGAAAAAAGTGATTATGCTACAGCTGTATTAAGAGACATTAATGCTAAGAAAGTTTTAACTGAATTTAAGAACAATTTAGGTCTTGA